GTACAAATGGTGATAGTGCAAACGCAGGTGGCAAAATACAGAGAGACGATACAGTTACCGTAAGTGCAACATTTGAATCTTTTAATACAAGTACAAACATTCTAACACTTACACAACCAACTGGTAACTATGATGATAAAGTGACCATTGCAGGTGGCACATCAGGTACTACTGCCAGAGTGAGAAACTTTAACACAGAAACACCACAAGCAACTATGATTGCAACTGTAGGTACGGCAATAGACACAGACGGTGGTTATACAGGTGTTGATGGCTTTGTTTCAGAAAGTACAAAGAAGATACAAGACAGTTTATATTACCAAGATTATTCTTACATTATAAAAGTAGGTGAGAGTATCACAGAATGGCGAGACTATTTAAAATCTGCCGTGCATCCTGCTGGTTTCTACTTTGCAGGTGAAGTGAGTATAAGAACAAGACTAAATGCAAAAATGAAAACTGGTTACACTAGACTTTCTGGTCTTACTGAAACTGATGAAGTGATAGAGATACTATCTGTAATCTTTGGCGAGAAGATTGGTAGAAGACTAGGTACGGAAGATGATGGCTCATCTTTACGAGATAATCCACATTTAGGTGTTGAGTTAGGTGCAAGTCTATCAGGTCGTGCATTGACATTGAAAGATGAAGTAAAGATAAAACTTAATCAACAACGAGATAGTGGTCAGACAATACAAAGTACAAGTGTTACAACAGGATTTGTGTATGCAGGTGCAAGACTAAATACAATAGGTGATATGCCATTTACAGCATTTGGTAATGCAGTAGAAGGTGGTGGAGGTATGAGTGGTATTACACTTGCAACTCTACACGCATTGAAACTTACTGGAACACAAAACGATACAATTGACCAAGCAACAATTCAGATAGCTGACTTTGCAAGTTCAATGGGTACTCGTTTTGCCATACCAACAGAAATAAGTTTTGAAGAAGATAGTTTCAGTTCAGCAGGACCTGCCGCTATCTCATTTGATAACCAAGTTAAGAAATTTGATGATAATACTCGTTAGAAAGGTGTATAAATAGTAACATGGCATACCAAGCAGTAGGAATAGGCAGTTCAGCGAATGACGGAACAGGTGATACTTTAAGAGTAGGTATAGATAAAGTCAATGATAACTTTGTTGAGATATACACGGCTCTAGGTGCAGGTTCAACAACCGCATTAAAAGTAGTTACAGACGGTGCAAGTGCAGGTCAGGCGTTAATTTATGACGCTGGCAATGAAAGATTTCAACCTGGTAGTGTTGCCATAAGTGCAACAATATCAACACTTACATTTGAAGGTGCAAGTGCTGATAGTTTTGAGACAACTTTAACTGCTGTTGACCCAACAGCAGATAGAACAATCAGTTTGCCTAACGATAGTGGTACAGTAGTTATAGAAGGCGGGTCTCCTGCCGGTACAGCAGCTGCGTCAGATGAGGCGTCAAGTTCTGGTAACGTTACAAGTAATAATAGTAGAATAAGACATACTCTTACACTAGACGGTACTACAGCAGACAATGCTGAAATAGCTGATGTTACAGTTACATCAAACAAAGTTACAGCCAATAGTGTGATACTGGCAACAAGTACGGCTGCGGTAGATATACTCGTTCATACTGTTGCGTCAGGCTCATTCAAATACATAATCGTAAACAAATCAGGCGGTACTTTAGCAAATGATAGCACCGTGATAACTAACTTTTTGGTACTATAGAGAAAGTGATATAAATAGAAGTAAGGACATACAATGCCAGCAATAATAACAAAAGATTTTAGAATACAAAACGCCAGACAGTTTGAAGAAAGCTTTGGCGAAGCAGCAGATACTTATTACCTGGCAATAGGTAGACCACAAGCATTCGCAAATGACCAAGCATTTAATGACGGAACAGATACATCACCACCTACACCAGTAGATAGTGTTGGTTCTGTAGATTATTATGTCTATGATGACTTGATGTCAGCAAAAAAGATTACAAGTTCAGATGTATCACTAGCAATACCAAGAAAAAATTGGGTAACTGGTACAACTTATGACCATTACAGACATGATTATGGAGAAATTAATAGTGCAGGTAATACTATTACATCAAATAGTGGCGCTTCAACAATATTTGACGCTAACTTTTATGTAATGAATAGTACCTTTGACATATACAAAGTTATAGACAATGATGGTAACACGGCTTCAACAACTGAGCCAACTGGTAACAAATCAACAAGTGTGTTTAGTACGGCAGACGGATACAAATGGAAATACATGTATTCATTAACAAGTGCTGAACAAGCAAATTTTCTTTCAACAGACTTTATGCATGTCTCAACTGAAAGTACAGACTACTCAACAACTGCCGGTGCAATAGAAAATGCTTTTGTCACTGCTGGTGGTAGTTCAGGAACAAATGGTACTTATACTAGTGTTGCAATTAGAGGCGATGGTTCAAGTGGTGCTTGTACTGTAGTCGTTTCTGGTAATGCAGTAACATCAGTTACAGTAACAACTGCCGGTTCTGGTTACACTTATGCAAGTGTATTAGCGTCAGACATTGGTGGTACTTCAGGTGCAGATATAGACTTCATCATATCACCTCCAGGCGGACATGGTTCAGATTGTATCGCTGAGTTAGGTGGTTTCTTTGTAATGACTAATGTTGATTTTGCAACAAGTGAAAGTGGTGAGTTCAACACATCAAATGATTTTAGAAGAATTGCTTTATTAAGAAACCCAACAGATAGTACAACAGGTTCAACGGCAACTGCTTCAACACTTGACGCTACAAAGTCAATAACTTTTGCTTCAGGTGCAGGAACTTTCCAAGCAGACGAAAAGATTACTCAAGCAACTTCTGGTGCAGTAGGTTATGTTGTTGATTATGATAGTTCAACTAGAGTGTTGAGATATATACAACCACAATTTGCAAACCAAGGAGTAGATGCTAGTGGCAATAACACGGCGTTTAGTGGAACAAATACAGTTACAGGCGCTACGTCAAGTGCAACAGGCACACCAACAGCAATAGATGTTACTCCAGAATTAACGGCAGATACAGGCGACATACTGTATATTGAAAATAGAAAACCAATTAGCCGTGCTTCAGACCAAACGGAGAATGTAAAGTTAATAGTAGAGTTTTAGGAGATATAAATGGCAACAAATTTTAATGTCTCTCCTTACTATGATGACTTTTCTGAGGGTAATAATTTTCACAGAGTTTTATTTAGACCTGCTTTTGCTGTACAAGCAAGAGAGTTAACACAATTACAAACTATATTACAAAATCAAGTCGCAAGATTTGGTGAGCATATCTTTAAAGATGGTAGTATGGTCATACCTGGGTCAGTTACATACAATTCAAAATATGATTATGTAAAACTGGCAAGTCATACAACATCAACTGTTTCTAACCTGGTAGGTTTAACAGTAACAGGTTCTAGTTCAGGTGTAACCGCAGAGGTAGTAAATAGTTCAGAAGCAAGTACAACGGCTGCCGCAACAATCTATGTTGTTTATACAGCGTCAGGTACAGATACAACAACAAAAACTTTTACTGAGGGAGAAACTTTAACATTTACATATAACAGTATATCATCAAGTGCTGTCGTAGGTACTTCAGGTACTTCTTTACCAACAGATAGTAATGCTATTGGTCAAGGTAGTTCAGTAAATGTACAAGATGGTGTATATTTCATTAATGGTTTCTTTGTAAAGAATACTGAACAAACACTTATACTTGACCCATACACAAACACACCAGACTATAGAGTAGGTTTTACAATTACAGAAAGTTTTCAAACACCTGAGAATGATAGTTCATTAACAGACAATGCAACTGGTTCATCAAACATTAATGCTGCTGGCGCACACAGATACAAAATTGTATTAACACTTTCAAAAAAACTTACAACTGATACAGACGATACAGACTTTGTTGAATTAGTAAGAACAAAATCAGGTAACTTAGAAAAAATTGTTAAAAGAACAGAATATGGTGTATTAGAAGAAACATTGGCGAGAAGAACAGCAGATGAAAGTGGTGACTATGTTATCAAACCATTTGACTTAGATGTAAGAGAACATCAAAATGACGGTAGCAACCGTGGTATATTCTCCGCAGATAGTGAAAGTTTATTTAATGGTCTGAGTACAGAAAACTCAGAAGCAAGATTGGCGTTAGGTTTATCTCCAGGTAAGGCATACGTTAAAGGGTACGAAATAGAAACAACTTCACAAAAATTTTTAACAATAGAAAAAGCAAGAGAGTTTGATACTATACAAAACAGTACAACAAGATTATCTGTAGGTAACTTTGTAGAAGTTACAAACATACACGGTAGTCCAGACCTTGGTACCGTATCAGGTGAAACAGAAGCATTTAAAGAGTTACAATTATTTAAAGATAAAGTCTCTGTACGAGGCACACAACCAGCAACAGAAAATGTTGATGTAAGACAAATTGGTAGAGCGAAAGCAAAATTCTTTGAATATAAATCAGGTACTGCTGGTGCATTATCAACAAACACTACATCAATTTATAAACTAGGTTTATTTAACATTGATATGTTCCAACATTTGGCAGTAAGCACAAATGTTTCATATGACACAGGCGAAACACTTACTGGTGCAACATCAGGTGCAACTGGTATCGTTGAAGAAATATCTGCCTCTACATCTACTGACCCGGATTCATTTATCACGGAAGAAGGTGACACTTTAGTTTTAGATAGTACAGACGGCGCTTCTCAAACAGACGCAGGTGACCAAATCATACTAGAGCAATCTGTATTAACAACAATTGTTGTAAGTAATGTATCTGGTACATTTAGTGCAGGTGAAACTGTGGCAGATGAAAGTTCTAATAGTGGTGCAATACTGGCTGATTTATCAGACAGAAAAGGTGTAACAGAATATCAATTCGCTGAAGTGAAGTCAGTAGGTATGGCAGGTTCGCCAACATTTACGGCTGACACAGTATTAACAGTAACAGCGGCAAACGAAGAAGATGAAAGTAACATTACGTTATCTGGTGCAATCAATGTGGTTGCAGGTTCAACAGTAGTCAATGGTAACAATACTAAATTTACAAGTGAATTAAAAATAGGTGATAACATTGTCTTTGAAGACGATAGTGGTACACAGTATAGTCGTTTTGTTTCCTCTATTACAACAAACACACTAATGGAAGTAAGTGCTCAAGTACCTACAATTACAACAAGTGCAAGTACACAAAGAAGAAGAACAAAATTACAAGACATTGCTGATACATCTTTAGTATATAAATTACCTGAAGCAGTTATCAAAACATTAAAGACTACTGCTAATGCAGGTATCACAGATACAAGTCATAAAGTACGAAGACAATTCGTAGATACATTATCTAGTTCTGGTGTTGCAACATTTAGTGCAGGTGCAAACGAAACATTTGACGCTCACTCAGAAGCAGATTACACATTATCAATAATGACCGCAGGTGCAAGTGATGGTGCTGTAGGTGATATCATATCTCTTTCAGGTAATAACCATGAGGGTGCAACAATATTTACCTTAACAGGTTCGCCATCAGGCAGACAGTTACAAGTAGATTTAGGTGCTAACTTTGCAACGGCTAAAGTTAAGTTGATTGCAACAATAACAAGAAGTATTGCAGGTGAAAAAACTAAATCACTACAAACAGGTATTACAACAACGGTGACCACAGAGGCTCTTGCAACAGAAAAAACAATTAGTTTAGGTAAGGCAGATGTCTTCGCCTTAACAAGTGTCTTTATGGCACCTGACTTTAGTACGGCTGCAACAACAAGTCATACTGATATCACAGACAGATTTACACTAGACACAGGACAAAGAGATAGTTACTACGACATTGGTCGTATTGTGAGAAAAGATAACACACAAAATCCTACAGGTAGATTGTTAATTACTTTCTCTCATTTCAATCATGGTACTGGTGATTACTTCTCAGTAGATAGTTATTCTGGTGTTGTAGATTATGACACAATACCAAGTTTTGATAGTCCAACAAAAGGTAAATTAGAATTAAGAGATTGTTTAGATTTCAGACCTAGAGTATCAGATAGTTCAAACGTAGTAGGTTTTGGTGGTGTAGATAGTATCAATGCAAAAGATTATATCAATGCAGGTGCTTCAACAGTAGATATTCCAAAACCTAATAGTGATACAACACTAGACTTTGAATTTCATTTAAGCAGAATAGATGGTATCTTTATGACGAAAGAAGGTCTATTCAAACAGGCAAAAGGTACACCGGCAATTGACCCACAAAGACCAGAACCAATTGATGACGCTATGTCATTATATTACATAAAACTACCACCATTTACTTTCAATACAAGTGACGTACAAATTACAACTATGGACAATAGACGTTACACAATGAAAGATATTGGTAAGTTAGAACAACGATTAAAGAATGTAGAATACTATACTCAGTTGTCATTGTTGGAACAAACAGCCATCAATACACAGGTGCAAGACGCTACAACAGGTTTAGATAGATTTAAAAATGGTATCATAGTAGATAGTTTCAAAGGTCACAATATTGGTGATGTGTTATCAGGTGAATATAGATGTTCAGTTGATATGAGTGAGGGTGAGTTAAGACCAGAATTTAATGCTGACAATGTAAAACTTATTGAGTTAGCTGCAACAGACACAGACGCTGAAAGAACAACTGCTGGTTATCAGAAAACAGGCGATTTAATTACCCTACCATATTCACATGCAGAAATGGCAAAGAATCCATATGCAAGTAAGTCCGTTAATTGTAATCCTTTCTTAGTATTTCAATATAAAGGCGACATTGCATTAACACCTGATGTTGATGAGTGGTACGATACAACAAGAAGACCAGACTTAGTTATTAATGATAATAACTTGTTTGATACAATGTCTAATCTTGCAGGAGGTGGTAACAGTTTAGGTACAGTTTGGAATAACTGGCAAACTAACTGGTCAGGTACTTGGTCACAATCTGCTGGCGCACAACAAGGTAATATAAGTGTAGGTGCAAGTGTAAGTGGTACAGTTACAACAAGAACAAGAACAGGTATTACAAGAGAGATTGCAGGTTCAAATGTACAAAGACAATCATTTGGTGATAGAATTGTTGATATTGCATTTATACCTTTCATTAGAACACAGGATGTGGCATTTAGTGGTACAAGATTAAAACCAAACACAAAAGTTTTCCCTTACTTTGATAACGTATTAGTTACAAGTCATGTAACACCTACAGATGGTGTAAAAGGTGGTAACTTAGTTACTGACGCTAATGGTAATGTATCTGGTACATTTACAATACCATCAAGTGATACAGAAAGATTTAGAACAGGTGATAGAGTATTTAGATTAACAAGTTCATCAACAAACACTACTATTAATGATGACGTTGATACTTTTGCTGACGCTACATATACTGCTCGTGGTTTGCAAACAACCATGGAAGAAACAATACAATCTACAAGAGTTCCAATTGTTAGAGCAAATACAGTATCAGAAACAGATACAAGAAGAACAGTAGATAACATTAGTGCTGGTATTAGTATTGAACAACCAGAAGATAATAGAGACCCTCTGGCACAAACATTTATGGTACAAGATTTAGAAGGTATCTTCTTAACAAAAGTAGATTTATTTTTTGAAGAAAAAGACAGTACAGTACCAATTAAAGTTTATCTAGTAGAAACAATTGAAAGCAGACCAGGTAGAAGAATTATACCATTTAGTGAAGTAACGGTGGCTGCGGCTGATGTCAATACATCTAGTACGGCTGCAACAGCAACTACTGTAACATTCTCAAGTCCTGTTTATCTACAAGGTGGTAAAGAGTATGCAATTATTCTAAAACCAGATAGTCAGAAATATAAAGCATGGGTAAGTAGATTAGGTGATACAGACGTTACTACATCAACAAGAAGAATTACAACTCAACCTTTATTTGGTTCTTTATTCCGCTCACAAAACGCAACATTGTGGAGTGAAGACCAAATGGAAGATATGAAACTTACTTTATACAAAGCGGCATTTACAACAGGTACTACAGGTACTTTAAGTTTAACAAATGATGCTCTGCCAGTAAGAACATTAAACAACAACCCTATTGAGACAAATGCAACTGCCGGTTCAGGTTCAACTTTTGGTGGTAACCCAGCGATAGTAAAAATCAATCACTTTGCTCATGGCATGAACAGTAGCAAACCTAGTAAGGTGACAATTGCAGGTCTATCAGGTTCAACTGATTACAATGGTATTTTAGGAAGTGCAATCAATGGCACACATGATGTTGGTAACGTAACTGAGGATAGTTATACAATCACCATATCAGGTGACGCCGCTACATCAACAGGTAGTGTAGGTGGTTCAAGTGTTACTGCCACGGAAGACCGTGCCTTTGAAAGTGTTATGCCTAAAATTGGTATGCAAAACTTCCCTGATACAACATCAGAACACAGTATTAAAACAACAAGTACAAAATCTATTGATGGTACAGAAACACCTTATTCAACAAGTGCAGACTTTACAAAGATTGTACCAAATGATAACTTTTACTTTAGTACCGCTCGTGCCGTACTAAGTGGTGTAAATGAAACAAATCATTTAAGTGGTACTAAATCTTTATTTTATAACATAACTTTAAATAGTGTAAATGCAAATTTAAGTCCTGTTATAGATATGGCAAGAACAAATATGTATGCAATACACAATAGACTAGATAGTCCTACTGCTAGCAATAGAACAGGTTTTGTTGCAGAAACAGATAAATCTGGTGGTAGTGTTGCAAGTAAATACATTACAAGAGAGATTGCTTTAGAAACACCGGCAACCGCCTTAGATATTAGAATGGCTGCAAGTGTATTCCCTACAAGTGATATAGAAGTATTCAGAAAAGTAAAAGGTGCTGATGATGATAGAGAAATGAAAGATATACCTTATGTACAAATTACACAAGCCAATACGGCAATAAGTTCAGAAGGTAGAAGTCAATCACCTTATAACGAAAACTTTAAAACAGATTTCTTTGATTATGAGTTTAGTGAAGAAGGTATAAAAGAATTTCAATCATTTAAGATTAAGATTGTTATGAAAGGAACTAACCCCGCATATCCACCAAGAATAACAGATATGAGAGGGATAGCATTGGCAATTTAATGTATAAAGAATGGCGAAAGGTTGAGGGACATACAAGTCTCGTAAGAGAAAGTTTTTCAAGTGCTGTTATCAATACAGACAAAACCGCATATAAAAATTTTATGCAAAGAGTAAAGGAAGCAAAACAAAGTAATGATGATTTAAGAGGTGCAATAAGAGACATAAATAATATTAAGTCAGAAATGCACGAAATTAAATCTTTATTAAAGAAATTGGTAGAATAATATGGCAGCAAGAAGTGTAGCAGCAACAGATACGTTAGAGACGTTTAGAACGACCTTTAATACTTTATCCGCCACGGATATTGGTGACTTAGATACGTTAAGTTCCTCTATTAGTGCGACAAGTATTGTTGGTGCGTTAAATGAAATAGAAGCTGAAGTAACCTCGTTTGGTGTTCACACTATTGAAAACGCAACAGATTTAGGTGAAGCACCGGCAACAGGTGATAGTTTTATTATTAAAGATACATCTGCTAGTGCTGTAAGAGAAATGACTGTTGCAAATTTATTTTCAAGTCCTACAATTACAACACCTACAATTGCACAAATCAATTCAGGTTCTACAGTAACGTTAAACGCTACAACTGATATCGTTTTAGACGCTGATGGCGGAGACATTTTTTTAAAAGATGATGGTACTACTTTTGGTAGTTTAACAAACACATCTGGTAATCTTATCATTAAATCAGGTACAACTACCGCTCTGACAATGAGTGGTGCGAATGTGACTATTGCAGGTAACTTAACTGTATCTGGTACAACAACTACTGTTGATTCCTCAACTGTAAGTATTACTACTGGTTTTGTATTTGAAGGTTCTACGGCAGATAGTTTTGAAACAACTTTAACAACAACAGACCCAACAGCAGATAGAACAATTACTCTACCTGATTTGACTGGTACAGTTTCACTTATTACGGCTACAGAGACATTAACAAATAAAACATTAACAAGTCCTACAATCAACTCACCTACTATTGCAACGCCAATATTTACAGGTGCAGGTGATGTAAGAGGTTCATTTGTTTTTGAAGGTGCAACAGCAGATAGTTTTGAGACAACTGTAACGGTGGTAGATCCTACAGCAGATAGAACAATTAGTTTTCCAAATGCAACTGGTACTGTATCATTGGTTACTGGAACAGAAACATTAACAAACAAGACTTTAACAAGTCCTACAATTAATACACCTACAATTAATAGTCCTACTATTGTATTTGAAGGTTCAACAGCAGATAGTTTTGAAACAACAATTGCTGTAACAGACCCTACAGCAGATAGAACATTGACTTTACCAAATGTAACTGGTACTTTTTCTGTTATTGACGCTACAGAAACATTAACGAATAAAACATTAACAACACCAGTTATTGCTGAGATAGACGCAAGTGGCGATATGAAGATTGACGCTGTTGGTGATATTATTTTAGACGCTGGTGGTGACCAAATAAGATTCCATGATGGTAGTGCATTAATAGGTTTCATTAATATGGATTCTGATAACATAACTCTTAAATCAGAGGTGGGAGATAAAGATATTATATTTCAAGGAGTTGATGATAGTTCCGCTATCACCGCCTTGACTTTAGATATGTCTGCTGCCGGTTCTGCTATATTCAATGCAGGTGCAACATTCAATAGTAATGTAGAAGTAAAAAATGGTGCTACAAGTGCAGGTAAAATATTATTTTATGAGGATAGTGATAACGGTTCAAACGCTGTAACGTTAATAGGTCCGGCTTCAACTGCTGATATTGATGTTACGTTACCAACTCAAGCAGGTACGATTGTTGTATCAAATACAACTGACGGTAATGATGTACAGTTAGACAGTTTAGGTCTCAATACTGCCGCTTCAGGTACTGCTGGTGAGTTAAGAGCGACAAATGATATTACTGCCTTCTATAGTTCAGATATTTCTTTGAAAGAAAACATTGTAGAAATACCTAGTGCATTAGATATGGTAGATAAATTACGAGGTGTTTTCTTTGATTGGAAAGATGACTATATAGAAAGTAAAGGCGGCGAAGATGGATACTTTATGAGAAAACATGACGTAGGTTTTATTGCACAGGAAGTAGAAGCAGTATTACCAGAAGTTGTTGGTACTCGTAAAGATGGTATCAAGGCGATAAAATATGATAGACTTGTTCCTTTATTGTTACAGGCTATCAAAGAATTAAAAGAAAAAATATAATAAAAGGAGTAAATTATGGCTGAGAAAGCAAAAGAAGAAGTGAAAAACATTGATTTAGATATGGATAAACTTACCCTAAGAGGTAAAATACACGCTGAGCAATACAATGCTATGAAGGCGGCAAAGTTAAATCATCAAGTTGAGATTGAAAAGATTGACGTATTGATGAGTTACTATACAAAGACAATACAAGACGAAGCCAAAAAGTGGGCTGAAGAAAATCCAGAAACACCAGAAGACAAAGAAGATAAGTAAACTTTCCTTATAAATAGTGTAATAGGAGAGATTACATGGCAGCATTAGCGAATTTACTTATTGACCAAGGTGCAAGTTTTTCAAGTACAATAACGGTTTTTAATTCTGATGATACAATATTTGACTTAACAGGATATACTGGTGCTTCACAGGTTCGTAAATCTTATTCTTCAAGTTCAGCGTCAGCAACTTTTACAGTTTCTTTCGCTTCAGACAGGTCAACAGGTCAAGTAACACTTACACTAACACCAACACAAACGGCGGCGTTAGAAGAAGGTCGTTATGTATATGACGTAGAGGTGACCAGTACAGACAGTACAGTAACAAGAGTATTGCAAGGTACAGTAACGGTGAGTCCAAATGCGACAAGATAATATATTATGGTATAATTTAGGGGAATTATGGCCATTAAAGCAAAGATAACATCTACTAATAGTGCAGGTCCTCAAAAAGTATCAGTTACCTTACCGGCTTCAGGTGGTTCAGTCACCTCAGTAGGTTCTACAAATGATTTAACAGACGTACAAAAGACCGTCACACTAGCAGGTTCATTCTTACAAATCAATGCTGATGGTGGTGCGTTTATATCCCAAGTACCAAAAACAGACTTTACGGATTCTAGTGCAACCACTATACATGGTGGTGCAGCCATACAAACAGAAATACAAACTGGTACCGCCACACTTTCAAACAAGACTTTAGCAGCACCAGTTATCACTGGCAATCTTACGGCAACAGGTGCAATGTTACAAGGTGCAATACCATTACAGTTTGATGGTAGTACATCAGGTGGTAATGTTACAAAATTTGCCATTACAAATCCTACAACAGATAGAACAATAACATTTCCTGACGCTACAGGGTCAATTATCACACACGGACAATTTAGTGGTGACGCTACAGTAGCGACAACTGGTGCGATTACACTTGCAACTGTAAATTCAGATACATCAGCAGTAGGTAGTTCAACAGCGATACCAGTAATTACTGCTAACGCAAAAGGACTTGTTACATCATTAACAACTGCCAGTATTACAACTTCATTAACTGTAGGTGCAGATAGTGGTAGTAATGACGCTGTCGCTTTGGCAAGTGATACATTAAACTTTGAAGGTGGTAATAATATTACAACCACAGTTTCAGATAACAATATTAAAATAGATGTTTCAGGTAGTCCAGCAGTAACAAGTTTAACTTTTGAAGGTGCAACTGACGATAGTTTTGAAACAACTTTGGCAGTAACAGACCCAACAGCAGATAGAACAGTTACTTTACCAAACGCAACTGGTACTGTAGTTCTCAAAGATACTACTGATACATTAACAAACAAGACTTTAACAAGTCCAACAATCACTACACCATCAATAACAACACCAACAATTACATCTGGTGGTATTATTTTTGAGGGTGCAACAGCAGATAGTTTTGAAACAACTTTGGCAGTAACAGACCCAACAGCAGATAGAACAGTTACTTTACC